TAGCACGCAGCCATAATGCGTCAGGACTCTCTGAGGATTGCTGCTGCTTACATTCCCCACTCCGTCCCAGCCGGTCCAGAAGCAATACAAATCATTGTCTCCCATGCCGGTTCTCTGATCCTGCGTGGCTAAGTATTTTCCATAACGTGTGTCAAAGGTATAAAAGCCTCCGATAAATACAGCCTCGTCATTGGCCTCAAACTCCCCATCCTTGCATCTAATGGAAGCACCAACTACATCTCCGGAAAATATCGCATCTCCATTCTGTTTTAATTTAAAGTTTGTGGACTCCACCACCAGTCGGTTTGATTTTAAGGTAACGAGTCCCGGCTCCAATGATAGTTCTGAGGATACCTGCCCCTTTGATACTTTGGCCTTAATGGCCTCGTCTGTCACCTGGAATTTTGCTTCTGTGTCTTTCTTGAAGTTTTTCAAACTGATGTCCAGCCCGTTGACGTCAAATATCAACGAGGCTATTTTCTCGTCATTTTCAAAATATTTTTGAAGTGCGTCTTTGCTGTAGTTGTCTTCTGGTGTGAGGTTTCCGAACATGTACTTCAGCTGTTCGTTTAGCTGATACAGCTGATCCCTTACTTCCTGGTCAAATATTGTTTCTCTATAAAGCGCCATTAAACATCACTGCCTTCCCTGACGTATTTCCCGATTCCAAGAAGCTTTGCTTTTCCCAGTCCCTCTATTCTATACCGGTAGTGGGAGCATCTTCGTGGCTTCAGGAAAATGGTTGTGGTCTTCTTTTCTTTCGCGGCGACCGAGCAAGCATGTCTCCAGGCCGGTTCTGAATCATATTTGAAAGAAATGTCGACTCTTGTCCCCCTCTCCAATTCCAGGAGCACCTGAAGCTTCTGGATGGTCTTCTTTTGCAGAGTTCCTTCTTCCTGATCTCCGGATTCCAGAAACCAGTGAATCGTTTCTTCTTTTGTTCCCTCTATTTCGCTCAGTTCATTCTTTACGTTTATGAGATACAACTTCCCTGCGCCCGAAGTACAGAACACGACGTCCAGTTCGTCTTCCTGGCTCCAGATTTTATATTGCGGTGAATAGACTAACGTCTTAGGGGCGAATAAATAGTATTTGTCTTTGTATTTTCCTGCTGCAATTCCCCCAATATCTTCTCCCAGCATCTCTGAAATCAGGTGAGGGACCCCGCCGTTGTAAGCGTATATCCCCCTGGGGGAACGGTAATAGAGGGTTCCGTTGATGGTGCAGAGCGTCTTTTCACACCCTTTTTTTACCCCGGCTGCCTCCTGGCTGGTGAGCTGGATATTCGACGGCTTATTGCCTTGTACCTTGTGAATCATATTTTCCTTGAAAAATATTACATTTCCCTGGCAGGAAGCCGCTCCTGTAAAGTCTCCATCGCTTCCGACTGTGGCGGCGTAAGAATCTGTCGACAGCTGCTCAAATACGTGAAAATTCGTGGGATCTCCCAGTTTCGAGGCGTATACTTCGTGTTTCTCATTCGAGCATCCCCATAAACGATTCTCATTTTCCACTAAAAAATCCATATCTGGAATTTTCTTTGTAATTTTCAGTCCTGAATCCTGGGTAAATGCCTTGTCCAGGGTGGATATAACTGTGATGGAGTCATCTGTTTTCCCTTCGATGATAAAGGTTCCGTTGAAACCGGCGTTTGAGCATCCTGAAACTTCAACTCCATCCTTTTCTCCAAAATTCTTTCCAATCCCTGTGCAGGTGATTTTCGTATACACCGATGCCTCATAGGTAGGTTCAAATTTCGCCTGAGAGGTTTGCATCCATTCTTTTTCTAAGTTTCCGAACTCTTTCGAGGAAGTATTAAAATACTTTTTATCCGGGAAAATCAGGATATAGGCCCCCATCCCTACTATGTTTTTGTTTGAATCAGCAACCTCGCCTCTCTTTTCCCCTTCATAGATAAAATCTGTCCCGTCTACATAAGCCAGCCCATTCTTCCAAAAAATTCCGTTGGGCTTTGTCAATGTTTTTATGACTGTCCCTCTATTGTTTCTTACTGCTGCCGCCGGAAAGAAATCGGATGTAATGTTTTCCATGTCGGCAAACGCATTTTCCTGTGTTATGATCCGCTTATCTAATCCGGCGAAGCTTCCTATCTGACTTCGTTTCATTCTGATGTTGTTAAGATATGGCAGTTTCAATACTTAAATCTCCCTCTCTGTTTTGGCATATGGGTTCTGATATAGAATTTCTTATACTGTTCCAGGGACGACTCGAACATGGCAACGTCGTTGTTATACTGTTCGGTTTCCATGTTGTTGAAATCAATTTTTGCGGACAGGTAATTGACGTAGATGTCCGTATACCGATCCGGTACTAATAGCGCTGTTTCCTGGTCCTTGCTATAATCATAGGCCTCAAATTTGATTTCCTCTCCTTCATAGTTGTTCAGGATATCGTCCACAATGATTCCTTCTATTTCAGACAGCCATCTTACTTTCTGCTCTGGTGAGTACTGGTTTGGTTTCTCTTCATCAATCAGGTTAATCAATTCTGCTAAGTACATGTTTCCTCCTTATCATATCAAGTTCTGTCTTGCTTTTCGCCTTCTAAAAAAGGCAGCGAACCCGCTGCCTTAAATGATTTCTCCATCCACTCGCATTCTATCCGGTGTCAGCATCCATCCGTTAAAATCAAAGCAATGGCATTTACCTTCGATGATTTCCAATCCTCCCGTCGGATAGGTATAACCTGGATGCAGATACCACCATCTTCCATCCTCCAGAATCCAGCCCTGCAGGTAATTGGCAGAAATCCATCCTTTGTCTGTTCGGAACCACCGCTCCGAGCCGTGCATGGCTTTTTCTGTTGGTATCACCCGGTCGCCTCTATAATACCTAGCCCCCGCATCTACTCCGCCGGGAGCATCACGAACGACCAGGGAAGAAGCTGTGACTTCCACCTGGGCTGTGCCGGTTCCGATAGACTGATATGCATACTCCTTCTTTTCGGTGGCCCAAGTCTGCCTAAACTTTTCGAACGTCCCATACTGCTGTTTTAATATCCCCGTCCCGCTGCCCCAGTTCGGCAGATAGATGTGGGGTTTGTCAACGATGCTTGCCCAATCTCCGCCCCAACCGAGGCCAATTGATTTCGCGATCTGGCCAACGCGCCGGAAGAAGTCTCCTGACTCGTTGTACGCGCCTTTTCCATCATTTCTGTAAAAATCAAAGGCGATTCCCCACTGGTGCTGCGAGGAATAGCTAGATCCCTTTGCATTGGTTACGATACTTCCCGGCTTCGTCCTGCCCTGGGCATACAGCGCGTCCTGTTCTGCTACAGTCCGGAAGCACTCTCCCAGACCGATGGTAAGCCCCTGGGCGTTGCACCTTGTGGCCAGCTCTTTAAACGCTTCCTGCAGGCGAGGATGGCATTTTGTGATATCCCTTCCCATAATTCTCCTTTCAAAAAAGCCCCGGAATGTTCCGGGGCCGTTATTACTTACACTCGTCTGCTGGGCCTGGTCTTTTTCCCTCTGCAGCTGGTCCCATTGCTACATTTCCTCCGGTCGCGGCCGGTCCGTTGGTTCCAACATCGCAGTTGCAATTCTCCGGATCTACAGTCAGCTCTGGATGTCCCAGTTTTTCTGCTTTCTTTGCGCTGTAGTTGTGGCAATCATTCGCATTCATTTCTCCATGCACTGGGCAAATATTCTTCTCACTCATTCTTTTTTCTCCTTCCAAAATAAAAAAATAGTAAATAGGTTCTGCGCTCTAATCCTCGCGCCGGGAGATGATAGGATCACCTCCTCTCACTCTTCTTTTTTGTATGCAGTCCTCTCCCAAATATCTTTCAATCGTTCCCAGCCGTCCATAGCTACTAAAGCCACAACGAAAGCGGCTAACATACAGGCAAATACCATATACCACTCAATCGGCTGTTTCTGCCATGCCATCACGGCCAGAAATGTGATCGGGCATAAAACTAAACTCAATACGATCACGACCGCCGACGTCGGCAGCTTTGACAGTCCCGGCCACGCCTTGATAACCTGCGTAATCGTAGATACCACGAAGGCCATCCCTCCAATCGCCGCCAGAATGTATGACATATACCTTAAAATCTCGTCCACGTTCATTCCACTCTCCTATCGTATGTATTGAGCAATCATTAACACGATTCCTGTAATAATTGCTCCCGCAATGAGCCCTACCGCAGTATCAATCGCCTTAACTTTGATTCGCTGCCACGTATCCCCGGGTTCTTTTTCGAGTGTGTCCAATCTTTCCCCCTGCCGCTCCTGCTCTTTTAGCATTCCTTCCATATTGGTAGCCAGTC